TCTTTACTGTTCATGACTGGGTGTGTTGCCACACCGGTGGACAGAGAATTTCCTGCTGTACCTGCTGGCCTAACCACAGCCTGTGCTGCACTTGCAGATGTACCGGCCACAGATAAACTAAGCGTAGTGCTGACCACAGTCACACAGAACTATGCTCAGTATCGGGAATGTAGTATTCGAGTAGACGCATGGAACACATGGTATAACGAACAAAAGAAAATATTTGACTCAGTAAAATAATAATAATAAGAAGGAGCGGTCAATGAACGAAATTTTTAAGCTGATCTCTGATCTGGGATTTCCTATTGCGGCTGCGGTAGCAGGTGGATACTTTGTGTATCTCACAATTAAACTGTTGCTGGCAGGTGTACTAAGTGCTGTCAAAGGCATGGCTGGTATTATCACAGCCTTGGACAACCGTGTTAAAACAATGAATCACGATGTTGTGCGTATTGATGCAGTGGTATCAAATGCCTTGGGTCTGCGTCCGGATGTAGATCGTATTGCTCGTGCTGATGGCAAGAACGATGCTCGGAGGGATTGATGCTATATTATGATTACACCTGGGATTTGACTAACGATGGAATTATTCTAGACGAAGAATTGAATACCGACGGACTGGATTGGAAAGAAGGCGATTTGTTTAAGTTTGTAGATATTGACGGCAAGCGACAATTGGTCAAACTAGACCCTGTGGAAAAATTTGTAAGAGGATATGAATAATGGTTGATATAGCAGATTTAATCAGCAAGTATGGATTCCCTATTGTGGCAGCAGTGGGATTAGGTGCTATCATAAAATATGTATGGTCCTGGGCCACCACAGAAATCAAACCGGTCATTTCGGATGCCAACGCAGTTCTTATTGCGTTAATTGATCGTATCCGTATGTTGGACAATGATCTTATTAGATTGAATCAAAAAGTAAACACAGTCTTGCATCTGCGTGGTAAAACTATTGAACACGAGCGGGTAGAAGCAGAAGAAGCAATCAACAAGAAAAACGATAGTGCTGCCAGTGGCGGCAGCAGTTAATCTGAGTTTATAGGAACAAGATGTGCTTGGAATATTTCCCAAGCATATTCCCAACTCCACCGCTCGCTGCCTACTGCCACACGATCTCTACTTAAACCAAGACAGCGATATGTAGCAGTAGATAGTGATTCGTCTGTGTATCCAGTGACACCTTCGTCAATGACATCTCGAGGACCCTGACACGGATAAGCAGCAACAGGAGTACCACATGCCATTGCTTCTATCATAACAATACCAAATGTTTCCCACCGACTGGGGAATACAAATACATCGGCCATGGCATAATAGCTGGCCAATTCTGTGCCTGTTTTAAGACCTACAAATTCAACATCAGGATATTGCTTACGATACGCGGCCAACATGGGTCCATCACCTACCATGATTTTGCGACAGTTGGGAAAGTCCAGTTCAAAGAAGTCTATTAGATTCTTTTCTTTGCTTATTCTAGCAACACATACCAATACTGTTTGTTCATTGACGCCTGTTCTACTTGAAGGATTAAAAATGTCGCGATCTACTCCACGAGTCCAGGGCACTAGTTCGCCATCAAATCCATGCGCTCGTAATTCCTCTACCATGCTTTCTGTAGTGGTTAATACTTTGCCACTGTGCTTATGAAACCATCTTATTAGAGGCCAAGTAAGAGCTTCAGGTATTCCAAAAAGTTTTCTAAGTCCTTCCGGAAACTTAGTATGATAAGCAGTGTTGTAGCGATAATTATGTTTGTCAAGATATTGTCTAACACACAGACCAATAGGACCCTCTGTGGCGATGTGGATATGATCCGGATTGATCTCCTCAAGTATCTTGCCCACCTTCCGGGGAAAGGCAATCTTGACTTGGTTGTAGCCAGGGCAATCAACATAGCGGAACCGCCTGGGATCAAGATATACAATACGATAGTTGTCCCGAATCGCATAAGCCTCAATATTTTTGTAGGTCGTAACCACACCATTGATCTGCTCCGGTAAATTGTCAGTAACTATCAGGATTGTTTTTTGCATTCGCCTACTACCTTAAAATTTTCAAATTTAATCCAATATGTCATATTGTCTCGTGCAGATTCACATGAGGCCTGGCTGTCGAATGGAATCTGCACCCGGGCTGGTATGTCCCGTGGATTGTTTATGTGCATCGCTATCAGTATCAACATCCACATGATCTGTCTCCTGTGTCCATGTAATTATCTCCCAACGACCGTCGTGATGTTCCACCAGTGCTGTACACGATTCGACCCAGTCTCCGTCATTCATGTACATGACACCATCTATTTCTTTAATTTCTGCGTGGTGAATGTGCCCACATATGACGCCATCGAACCCACGCTTTTTGCAGTAAGTTGTTAGATTTTTTTCAAATTGAAACATAAAATCCACTGCTCGTTTGACACGGCGTTTGAGATATTGACTCAGACTCCAGTATCCGAAACCCATGCGATGGCGTAACCAATTTAATCTACTATTGAGGGAGAGTACAAAATCGTAGGCTCGATCTCCCAGGAAGCTGATCCATGGTGCCAGTCTGGTAATTCCATCAAATAAGTCTCCGTGTGTGATGAGATATCGTTTTCCGTCGATGCCCGTATGTTCTGCTTGATTTACAATTTCGATATGCCCAAAGCCAATGCCGTAAGGTATAAGTGGACGCAGAAATTCATCATGATTGCCGGCCACATAAATTATTCTAGTGCCGCGTTTGGCATGGCCCAGTATACGACGAATCACGTTGCTGTGACTTTGTCGCCATCGCCAGCGATTCTGCTGTATTTTCCAAGCATCAATTATGTCACCCACCAGGTACATGGTTTCGCAGGTGTTGTGTTTGAGAAAATTATTTAATTGATCGGCCTTGCAGTCGCGAGTACCCAGATGTACATCACTAATTGCTATTGTTCTATAAGTTTTTTCTGTCATCAGTGATCCAATAATACTGGTTACGAGTTCCAGTGTGTACTCTATCTTGTACCTGGTTTTAAACTTATTGTTCTATTGCAATTTGTACAGTAGTATTTACACTAATATTGGTATTTAATTATTGCTTTTTTATTACACCAATACCTTACTTTGAAGTTGCCACGTAAGTGCCATCCCAGTCAGCGGGCAGCTTAGACAATTTCATTTCACGGCAACGATCCTGCCAGGCTGTGTAATATCCGTCCATTTGCCCATCAAACTCGCCTGTCAGTGTATCACACATCCTAGCAGCATCGTCAAATTTCTGATCGCGATAGCATTGTAGCATGGCATCATGTTCTAGCCTGCCCATTTCATAGTCACCGTGTGCTCCTGGATGCAGTTCTAACACAGTAAAGATGTTGACGCCAACCTTCTTACCTTTAACAGCAATCTTGTCCAGCTCTAACACAAAGTATTCGTCCATTACCTGTTCAGCAGTTTTTGGACCAAGTACGATTTTGACGCCGTACGGCTTACTCTGGCCCTCCAGTCTTGCAGCCAAATTGACGCCATCACCAAGACAAGTATAGTCAAAACGCTGACTACTTCCCATATTACCAACCACAACGGTGTCAGTATTAATGCCAAGACCCATACCAAAAGCTGGTATGCCTTCTGCTGTAACTTCTTGATTAAACGCATCTAAACTTCCCATCATTTGTAATCCTGTGCGTACTGCATTTTTAGCATGATTCTCATCATCAAGGGGTGCATTCCAAAACGCCATTTGTGCATCACCAATATACTTGTCGAGCGTGCCTTCATTTTCAATAATCTTTGCTGTCATTGCTGTCATGTAACGATTCATTATTCGAGTAAGACCCTGTACGTCTCGGCCGTAGTGTTCACTGATAGCAGTAAAGCCACGCACATCTGTAAACATAATACTCAGCTCGCGTGACTCGCCACCTAAGGTCAATAGCTCAGGATTCCGTTGCAATCGTTCAACCTGGGCAGGACTTAGATAAGTTCCAAACTGTCGCTTTATCTGTTGCTTCTGCAAGAACTCACTTACAAACTTAACCCCATAAGCATGG